CAGTTCACAACAATGCCAAGAACGCACGGATCCTGATGGCGAAAGCCCAGGAGGTTTACGAAAGAACCCATACAAGGGAAGAATGGATGAAAAACGCCGGAAAGAATTATTTATAGGCACCACAGGAATTTAATATATCACGAAATCTCGCAGAGTGCATGGCTGCCCGGTGCGGCAGCCGGAAAGGAGCGACATGAAGAAAGAGCTGTTTGAGCTTAAAAGAAACATGAGGATAGAATTATGCAACATCACCAAGATAACAGGTTATATCGTAGACAATAACAGGGACTGTCGGTTGGAGTTTACCAAGGCATTTTTAAATATTCCGGAAACAGAGCAGTTCAAATATTTGGACATTTTTGGAAAGGTCTTATCTGGAAAGCCGGGAAAAAATATGTTCCA